CAGGAGTTCCGTGCCAAAGTCCAATCTCAGCGTTCTCAAGCCTGACAAGGTTTGGTCGCCAACATTTTTTACCCCACGCAAATTGCCTCAAAGCGACGGCGACCTGATTGCGTCTTTTGGTGCTGAATGGCTTTACACAAGTAAAGGAGTTCGTGCAGGAGAACCGTTGGTGTTCACCGATTGGCAACGATGGTTGTTCAGTGCGTTGCTTGAACGCAGACCTGATAATCGTTTGCGATATCGTCGTGCGTACATAGGACTCCCTCGCAAGCAAGGCAAGTCGTTGATGGGTTCTACTCTTGCTCTCTATGGATTGTTTGCAGGCGAGGCAGGCGCAGAGGTTTATTCCTGTGCAGGTGACAGGCAACAGGCTCGGATTGTGTTCAATGAGGCAAAACAGCAGATACAAAACTCTGAGATGCTTTCTAACGAATGCAATGTGTTCCGTGATGTCATTGAAGTTCCACGCTTTGGGGCGATTTACAGAGTGCTTTCGAGCGACGGCAAACTTCAGCAAGGACTGAACCCTTCGCTCGTCGTGTTTGACGAACTACACATTCAACGCAACGACGATCTATGGGATGCGATGACATTGGGTTCGGGCGCACGAGTTGATCCGCTGACGGTAGCGATCACGACGGCAGGCTTTGATCTTGACAGCATCGCAGGCAGGCTTTATCAGTACGGAAAGAGTGTTGCGAGTAAAGAGATAGTTGATGATGCGTTTGGCTTCTTTTGGTGGGAAGCAAAACCTGACTGCCTTGTTGATGATCGTGAGCAATGGCTTGCCTGCAACCCGAACCTTGCACTCGGTTTGATTGACGAGGAAGATATGGAAATGTCTGCACGCCAAACATCAGAGATGGCGTTTCGCAGGTTCAGGCTGAACCAATGGGTCAGGTCGCAAGAGAGTTGGCTTCCTGTCGGCTCTTGGGAAAGATTGGCAGGCGACGCAACAATCAACCCTGATGATGAATGTTTTGTTGGGATAGATATGGCGTTGAAGCACGACTCCATCGCTGTCGTCATTGCACAGCAACAGGAGAACGGCAAAATACATTTGGATCACAAGATTTGGCATCCCGACGGAACAGCGATAGACATCGCTGATGTTGAAGCGTATCTTCGTGACCTACATCTGAACTTCAATGTTCGTGAGTTTGCCTACGACCCTGCATATTTTCAGCGGAGCGCAGAAGCCCTTTACGATGATGGACTGCCAATGGTGGAGTTCCCACAGTCGTCGCAACGAATGATTCCTGCTTGCGGTACGGCATACGACTTTATTGTTTCGGCGAGGATTGTTCATTCAGGTTCACCGATGTTGACGGATCAAGTGCTGTCGGCGGCTCAACGAATGACGGAAAATGGTTGGCGACTAAGCAAAGGTAAATCACGCAGAAAGATAGATGCCTGCATCGCTATGGTGATGGCGATAGACAGAGCAACACGACGACAGATCAGCACGCCGACAGTTAGCATTGAAAGGGTATGGGAATGAAACAGCGCACAATCTTTATTGTTGAACTCGTCGGAGGGATCACGGCTTGTGTCGGCGTTGCAATGTTCAGCGTCGCATTGGCTTTGATTGTGGCAGGCACTTTGATCGTCGTTGCGTGCGAGGCTAACTCGTGAGCCTGTTCCGAAGCGAGCGTCGTGCGCTCAACACAACGATTGACCCAAATCAAATAACTGCAAGACCTGCCTTCGGACAATACTCAGGCGAGATTGTCAATGACAATACTTCGTTCCAATGCAGTGCTTTCGCTAATGCTGTCACTCTCTTGAGCGACAGCGTTGCAACGATGCCACTGTATTCCTACAAAGATGTGAACGGAGTTTGGACACAACTACAAACGCCATCCGTGTTCGTGCGACCCAACGACGACCAACTGATGTTTGAGTTCATACAACAAAGCGTCGCAACCTTAGCGATCTACGGTACAGCGTTTTGGTGGAGTCCAATGCAGGGAATGTTCCCGCTTGAACTACGCAACATCCATCCCGACAAAGTGCAAGTAAAGGTTCGCAAAGACGGCGAAGTTTACTATTGCATCGGAAAAGAAGAATACGACAAGACAATGATCCGCCAACTATCGTGGCTCCGTTTACCAAACCAACAGAAAAGCATTCCTCCGCTTGAAGCATTGCGCAACATTCTTGGGACAGACATTGCGATCACACGCTTCCTCGCATCGTTCTACGGTGAAGGAGGGACACCTAGTTCCGTACTAGAAACAGATCAACAACTCACAGGCGAGCAAGCAAAAGTGTTGCGTGAAACTTGGGTTGATATGCATTACAAGTCACGCCGACCTGCCGTGCTAACAGGCGGATTGCGTTGGAAGTCAATCACAGCATCAGCAACCGATATGGACACGATGGCACACAGAGAGCAGATCGTGCGTGAGATCGCACGCTTCTATCGCATCCCTTTGCATCTAATGGGAGGTACGGGAGGCGACTCGCAGACATATCAGAATGTTGAATCGGCAGGCATTCAGTTTGTGCGCCACACTTTACTTCCTTGGATGCGACGCCTAGAAGATGCGCTATCAGATATGTTGCCAATAAATCAGCGAGTCCGTTTTGATGCCGACGAGTTTATGCGTGCAGACCTGACGACCCGTGTCCGTGCATCACAGGTTCAGATCGCATCAGGAATGCTGACACCAAACGAAGCACGCTTCATTGAAGGTCGTGAGCCATACAACGGAGGCGATCAGTTTGTGTTGAACCTCCCTGGGGCACCGATGGCAGGTGGGACAGATAAACCTGCGCTCGGATTTGATGCAGACAAGAATAACTGATGGCAGAAATAAACTTGACTCCTCCTGCTTATATGCAGGCGAACGCCGAGCGTGGATTGCGTCTGCACGCTGAAGGCGAAAGCGGTGACGGACTTGAACCGCAGACAGTTGAGGATGCACGCAAAATGGCTGACGGTCAAGTGTCAGAACAGAAGTGGAGAAAGATTGCTCCTTGGATAGCACGCCATCTCGTAGATTTAGATGCGATTGAAGGAAACGAAATCACAGCAGGTCTTGTCGCTCACCTCTTGTGGGGTAGCGACGGTACGAAAGAAGGAGCAAACAGAACTATGGAACACGCACAAGGCATCATTGACAAACTTGATGAGGAACGAAGTATTGAACCTGACGAGGAACAAGTTATTATCACAACTGATGATGGCGAACTTGTTGTTCCTAGTTCGTGGGTTACAAGCGTTCGCAATAATCGGAGCGTCAGTTACAACACAGCGGAACTTCGTGCAAGCAACGACGGGAAAACTCTTGTCGGGTACGCATCTATCTTTGACAGTCCTAGCGAACCGCTCCCGTGGACAGAGTTTGTTCGTCGTGGCGCATTCCGAAAAACAATCAAAGATGGTGCAGATGTCCGCTTGCTCATAGATCACGAAGGTATCCCACTTGCCCGAACAAAATCGGGAACGCTGACCTTGACGGAGGATGAGATCGGTTTGCGTGTTGAGGCACAACTTGACGACACGAACCCTGATGCGATGCGAGTCATTTCGGCGATGCGTCGTGGCGATCTCAGCCAAATGTCGTTCGCTTTTCAAACGGTGAAGGACTCGTGGAACTCAGATCGTAGTATCCGTGACTTGAAAGAAGTTCGCCTGTTTGATGTTTCGGTTGTGACATATCCTGCCTATGAGGAAACTGTTGCGGAGTTGCGTTCAGCAAACAACACAGAAGCAGATACGATCACACCTGTCGCACCTTTGGCTTTGCGGAAACGCCAAATCCAAATCGTGCAAATCCAAGCCGAGAACTAGCCGACCTTTGAAAGTCACTAGACATCCCACTTGACATCCCATCCACCAACCGAACATCGGAGCAACAAATGTCAATGTCAATCAAACTCAGCGAGAAGCGTGAAGCGCACATCGCCGAAGCACAAGCAATCGTCGCATCGGCTGAAGCCGAAGCACGCGACCTGACCGCAGACGAGGATGACGCTATTGGCGTTGCACTTCGTTCCGCAAAAGATTTAGATGCAAGCATTGCACAGCATCAAGAGTTAGAAGCACGAAGCATCGCATCGGCTGAAGTACGCAAGGAAACAAGCGTCGCAGTTGTAAAGAGCGAGCCACGCACCTACTCACCTCACGCTGACACCTCGTTCATCCGTGACGCTTATGGCTCACAGTTCAACGGAGACTTTCAGGCACAAGAGCGACTCGCACGACATATGCGTGAGGAGCGCATTGAGCGTCGTGATGTCACCTCAGCAAACTTTGCAGGGTTGATCGTTCCGCAGTTCTTGACTGATCTCGTTGCACCTCTTGCTCGTGCAGGTCGTGTCACAGCAAACCTCGCTCGTAAGCATCAACTGCCTGCACAGGGTTTGACTTTGAGCATCAGCAAGGTGACGACGGGTTCTGCTGTCGCATTGCAGACTGAAGGCGCAAGCGTTCAAGAAACCAATATGGATGACACGAAGTTGGATCTCACGGTCAAAACTTTCGCAGGTCAGCAGAATGTTTCTCGTCAGTCGTTGGAGCGTGGAACAAACATTGACTCGCTCGTAATGTCCGATCTTGTTTCTGCGTACCACACAACTTTGAACACGGCTGTTGTCGCCGACATTCTTGCTAACGCAACGAGCGTCGCTTACACCGATGCGTCGCCTACCGTCGCAGAGTTGTATCCAAAACTGCTGTCAGCGATTTCGGGTATTCAGACTTCGTACTTCGCAGGACCCGATGCGATCATTATGCATCCTCGCCGTTTGGCTTTCATCCTCGCGGCTGTTGATGGTCAGTCACGACCATTGGCAGTACCAACGCCGATGAGTTCAGGTCAGCCTGCCTTCGCCTACGGCGAAGGTTCGCCTCAGTATGGGATCAGCAAATACAGCATCGTCGGATTGCCTGTTTACACGGACGCAACGATTTCAATCGTTGAAGGCGCAGGCACAAACGAGGACACCATCTATGTCGGCAACTCGCAAGAACTTCACCTGTGGGAAGAAGGAAGCGGAGAGCCAATGATGCTTCGCTTTGAACAACCAAAGGGCGCAGAACTTGATGTCACGATGATCGTGTACGGATACTCAGCATTCACCTCCAATCGTTACCCTGCATCTTGGGCAAGAATCGGTGGAACAGGACTCGTCACTCCAACCTTCTGATAGTGTCGGTCAGCGCAGTCGTCGGGGTTGCGCTGACCGCTATCGGGTGAAACGAGACACGCTATGCACAGTCAAATGATCCAAAGTTTGCTAGAGGAACGCAAAGGCTATGTTGCTCGCAACCTTCCTGATCGTGTTGCATCTGTTGATGCTTCGTTGCGTGAACTAGGTTTTGAACACAAATACTTGACACAAGAAACAGCGACAGCGCAACCGCAAGCAGAGCGAGCAACAAAGCCTGCTGTGCAAAAGCGCAAGAAGTAGTCGTGGCGATCACAAACGGGTATGCGACGCTCGCAGAAGTGAAGTCTGCTTTGCGTGTCACAGACTCCGTTGATGACACTTTGATTGAGAACGCTATTGAAGGCGCATCACGACGCATAGATGGTTACTGTGGCAGATGGTTCTACAAGTCGCCGAGTACGGCGATCAGCATCTACCCGATAGACAACTACAACATTTCCGTTGATGACATCGCAAACACCACAGTCACAGTCAAAACTGATAACGATGGTGATGGCACATTTGAAACAACCTTGACGCAAGGCACGGACTACCAACTTGAACCGCTTGACGCTGTTCTGCGAGGCAGACCATTCAGGCGCATCGTTGCTATCGGAGGCAAAACTTTCCCTATACAAGTTCAACCGAACCGAGCGTTGTGCCAAGTAACTGCATATTGGGGTTGGGATGCAGTTCCTGACGATGTCCGTGAAGCCTGCATCCTCCTGTCAATGCGAGGGTTCGCACGCTTGAACTCTGCGCTCGGCGTTGTCGGCTTCGCAGATATGGCGTTCCAAGTCCGTGCCGTTGATCCTGATGTACGCGATCTCCTGTCTCCTTACAAGATTATGGGGCTTGCATAGTGCCTGCAACCGTTTCCGCAGTCTCTACAGCGTTGCAGACAGCCTTAGGGACGATCTCAGGGCTACGAACCTTCTCCTATCAACCTGAGCAGTTGAATACGCCTCTAGCGTTCCCTGTTTTGAACAGCGTTTCCTATCATCGCACGATGGGTACTACGACAGCGATCAGCACAATGGATTTCACAATCTTTGTTGTCGTTGGTCGTTACACCGACAGAACGGCACACGCAACTCTAGACTCGTACCTATCGCCGACAGGTGCGTCAAGTGTTCGCTCCGCTATAGAAGCAAGTGACACGCTCGGTGGAGTTGTCAGCACAGTCATCGTGGAAAGTTCCGCAAACATTTCAAGTCTTTCAAGTGCAGACGCAGAGTTTCTACAAATCAGTTTCAACATCACAGTTCACAACTAGGAGCAACCTAATGGGTCAGACATTCAAAGTTCTCAGCGACAACTGCACACTCGGCAAAGTCGGCGAGACTGTCACGCCCACCGACATCTCCGATGATAATCTTGCGTCGTTGGTTGCAGGAGGACATCTTGAACCAACAAAGCCCACAAGCAAATCCGATATCGCATCTACTAAGGAGAACATCTAATGGCAGTCCTATCACTCAAAGACGCATCCATCACAATAAACAGCGTTGATCTCAGCAATCACGCAAACAGCGTTTCCGTAAACTATGAGGTTGACAGCATTGAAGTCACAGCGTTTGGAAGCACGGGACATATTTTCGCAGGCGGATTGCAGAACAACTCGTGCGAGATTTCTTTGATGCAAGATTATGCGGCGACCAATGTTGAAGCAACGATCTATCCGCTTGTGGGTACGACAACAACCCTTGCGATCAAATCCTCTTCATCCGCTACTTCCGCAACGAACCCGCTCTATACGATTTCCAATGCTTATCTTTCTGCGCACACACCTGTCGCAGGTGCTGTCGGTGAAGTAGCAATGACCACGCTGAGTTTCACGGGTGGAACAATCGTCAAAACAACTGCCTAACAAAACCAACTAAGGAGCGACAATGAAAGCAGAGTTGACAGTCATCTACAACGATGGCGCAACGAAAAACATTCAAGCAGTCTTTGCAGACTTCGTAGCGTTTGAACGCACTTGGAATAAGTCCGTGACAAACCTTGACACAGATATGCGCTTGACCGATCTCGCTTGGCTTTGTTGGCATAGTGAAAAGCGTCGTATGCAAACAACTCAAGGTTTTGATCCTGAATGGATTGGAACTGTTGAAAACATTACGCTTGGCGATAATGGTTTGGATGGTGAAATCCCTTTACCGAGTCCTCAGCAACAGGAGTGATCGCTTGGCTCGCAGTTGAAAGCGGTATCGCTCCATCTGTGTTGTTGAATGAAACTGAGGAGATGATCAGCCTGATGATTACTGTCGCAACATCAAAAGCCAAACAGCAACACTCACGCAGATAGACTTGTGTGATGGCACAGCAATCATCTCTCGTTCTAGACATTGACGCAACTGCTATTCAACCAATCCTCCAAGAACTCGCCTACCTAGACCGCACTCTCTACAATGCGACGCTGAAAGGTTTGCGTGATGTCGCAAAACCTTTGGTGATGAAGGTCAAAGCAGGTTTCCCGACTAAGACTTTGAGCGGTCTAATGACTGAACACAAGAACACGCCACGACTTCAAAAGATCAAACGATCAGACCCGTATCCTGTCTATAAGATCGCAAGAGTCAGGGGTGGTGTTTCCGCTGTTGCAGGTGGACGCAAGCGTACAGAGAACACGACCTTCCCTGTGCTACGCATACGACAGAAGCAAGGTGCGGCGATGATTTACGATATGGCTCAAAATGACGCTGAAGGACAAACGCTTTCACGCAACCTGCGCAAGATGCACGGCAACGCTTCACGCACGATGTATCCCGTCGTCAGACGCAACATCAAATCCATTGAGAAAGACCTTGACACCGAACTAAAGAAGGCAGAGAAAATGGTGAGTGACCGTATTCTCGCAACAGGCAAGTCGCAATACAAGGCATCGTCGGGTAGAGCAAGATCGCAATCTCGTAACGCACTCGGCAAGTTTGGGAGTTTCCGCTGATGGCAATATCCATTCCACTCATAACAACTTTTGATGCCAAAGGAATAAACCGTGCGATCACACAGTTCAAGCGACTTGATGGTGGCGTAAACAAATCGGCGTTCGTACTCAAGAACCTAAATCAAGCAACAAACAATGCTTTTAGGTCTGTCGCGAAAGTTGGTGCAGGCGTCGCTTTCGGTGCAGGGCTAATCGGCAAAGCGTTAGTCACGCAAGCGATGGAAGCAAAGCGTGTCACCGCTGAAACGAATGCGATCATCAAAGCGACAGGTGGAGCCTCAAGGATCAGCGCACAAGGAGTCGGCGAACTTTCTGACAAACTTTCTATGCAGATCGGCATTGACGACGAACTAATCCAAAAGACTGCAAACCTTCTGCTGACATTCAAACAGGTTCAAAATCAAGTTGGTGAAGGCAACGACATTTTCAATCGTGCTGTTACAACAGCGCAAGACTTAGGTTCGGTGTTCGGTTCGGCTGAGGCAGGCGCAATGCAACTCGGCAAAGCGTTGAGCGACCCGATAGCAGGGATCACAGCGTTGCGTCGTGCAGGCATCAACTTTTCTGCGCAACAGAAGGAACAAATCAAAACGCTCGTTCAATCAGGACAAACTCTTGAAGCACAGAAACTAATCTTGGATGAAGTTGAGTCGCAGGTCGGTGGTACAGCGGAAGCGACAGCGACAGACTTCGGGAGGATGCAAGTTGCGATTGAGAATGTTGCGGAGCAACTTGGGACATTGTTGCTTCCGTACCTTGAAACATTCGCAAACTTTGTGACAACAACTATCGTTCCTGTCTTGACTGAGTTCGGCGACATCGTTGGTGAAGAAGGTCTTGGTGGAGGAGTCAAGTTTCTTGGTGGCGAGTTCCTGAACTTTATGGAAAACCTTGAAGGGATAGGGTTACTTGTTTTCGCTCTCACAACAGGTTTCATAGCGTTGAAAGTTGCGATGACTGCGTACACAGTAGCGCAAGGCATTGCGACGATAGCGACGGCATTGTTTGGTGTGGCGTGGAACGCAACAGGTATCGGGCTTGTCATATCTTTGATCGCAGGCGTCATTGTCATTCTTGGTGCTTTGACTCTAAAGTTTCAAGGGTTCAGAGATTTCTTTATCGCCTTATGGAACGGCATCGTTGAGGCTTTCCAAAAATACATAAATGTGTTTCTAGGGATATGGGAGTTCCTAATAAACAAAATCATTGAGGGAGTGAACCTCATCATCCGTTCTTGGAACCGTGTTCAATGGGGAACAGATGTCAAAGAGATAGATGAGGTTTCGTTTTCGTTGGACATACTCGGCGCAAAGATAGACAAGACAAAACAGAAGTTCTACGAACTCAATCAAGCAAAGTTTGACGCAATGCGGATGCGTGGAGGCGCAAACTCAAGCAGAATAGAAATCCCTTCCATCAGCACACGAACTACACCTACACCATCAGGATCAGGCGCAAAAGTTTTGACGGCTGAAGAAAAGCGTTTGCAGGTACTTATAGACAAAGTGAAAGACTTGAAGAAGCAGATGCAGGATTATCGCAAAGGTTTGCGTGATGCCTTCAACATCAAACTTGATGCAGACACAAGCAACGGTTCAGCACTTACACAGACACGCAACACTCTGAAAGAAATCAAAGAGTTCAAGAGCAACATCAAACGATTGCAGGCTCGTGGAGTCGGGTCGGCGATCCTTCAAGAAGTTGCTGACGCAGGATTGTTCGGTGGCAACAGCCTCGCTAAAGATATCCTCAATATGAGTGATCTTGATTTCCGTGAGTTCAAAGCAGGTCAAGCAGATATCGCAAGCATTGCGTCGCAAACAGCAACCATTGTTTCGCAAGGCGTCTTTGGCGGTAAGATCGCAGATGCGGAAGCAAATGTTGTTCTTGCCCAAATAGATTGGAGCACCTTCGGAGATTGGTTAGCCTCGCAACCAAAAGCGCAAGCAACATCAATCCAAGAAGTAAACATTACTATGCCTGCAGGAAGCAACGGCGACGATGTTGTGCGAGCGTTACAAAACTACAATCGCAGGAGAGGCGCAATCCCGATTGTAGTAAACAGCGACAGAGGTTCCTGATGACGATTTCTAATGCGTTCACTATTTTGATGCGAGACTTCACAAGCGACATTGACTTCACTACACGCACACTCGGCTTCAGTACCGAAATAAATGTGCCATACGGAAGCGTCGGCACTTCGTCTTTGACTTTGACATTGTTGAACAACGATGGTGCGCTGACCCCAAATGGTGGAGGCACATATGCTTCAACGGATTGGTTTGCAAAAGCGGTCATCGTAAACGCTATATGCGGAGACAACTATTTTTCTCCATCAACGGTTGATTATGTGTTCGCAGGGTTGATCACCGATTTTGTTTTGGAGGATGATGGCGTTCAATCAACGGTGACGATCACAGCCGTTGATGCGCTGTCAAAACTTACGCAGTCAGGAAAAGTGACTTTGCCTATCACGCCATCTGGAACAAGTGTCTTGGCGGCCTTGTCGCTTCCCTTCTCGTACCTAACAGGATGGGATGTAACTGACAGTCCGTTCCCGAAACTAGGTGCAACAACTGTCGGTGCGTTTGAAATCAATCAGGCAACTGAACCATACTCAGTTGATTACATTCAAAACGATGCGCCACGAGAATATGAGTCAATCACAGACCTTCTCAGCAACGGCATCTGCAACACACACAACAGCATCATCTATCCGTACAGTATTTACTTTGACGGAACAGAGGTCATCTATAGCGCAGTCTATTTTACATCTAGCAAAACAGGCGACAATCAAGAGGTGCTTACCTTCACGGATGTTCTGCCATTGACAGGAACAAACCTTACTTTCTCTACCATTGACCTTGCGTTTGAAACACCAAACCTCATCAACCGTTCAACGGCAACAGGATCATATACGAGCGCGACAGAAAAGGTGAACAACTCGTCTAGCAGTCAAGACAAGTACGGGATGCGATCTTACGATATGGGAACTATTTTGTCGCAGAAAAAAAATGTGTTGATGGGCAACAATGCAAGCACAGAAAACTCGGCACAAAACGAGTTTGATGATGCGAGGTCACGATGTCAAGAAAATGTAAACCGAAAGAGTGCCACAACTTTTGAACCTCAAAGTCTTTCGTTCACTTTCAGTCAAGTCAAAAAGTTTGGTTTTGAAACGGTTTATCCCACGAATGGTGCAATCCTCAGTTGGATTCAAATACTTAGCCCATATCAGTTTCTGTGGCATCGGCTGAATGTGACTTGGAGCGGAGCAGGAGCGTCGTCGCAGACTGCCTCGTGTATGATTGTCGGGCGTACCATTGAAGCAACGCCATCTGATGTTGCAGTCACTTTGATGCTTGATCCGTTTTTCAAGAACAAAAGTTTTGAACTAGGTCTTGACCGACTCGGCGAAGCGAAGGTCGGCTGATGCCTCCGTTCCGTCAAACATCAGGATCAACACTCACAAACACTCGTGTCAATCAGTCGTATCTAAACAGCGGTCTTGAACTTGTAGGAGGCAACTCGTTTAGCGGAACATCTGTGCAGATCACAAGTTTTCTAGGTGCAACTCCGTTCACAAGCAAACACAGGTCTTATCGTTTAGTGGTAATGCAAACATCGTCAGTTGTTGCATCAACTGTGTTTCTAAAGTTGCGCACAACGGTAGATCATTCAGCGAACTATTACTACTCAGGAACATCTTTGACCGATACTGCTGTGCAAACAACACAGTTCGGAAGCAATGTGACAACAGGTTTTCGGGTGGGCGCAACAAACACAGGCGCATCAAATCAGTTGCTGTCAGCGACGATAGACATCTTGATGCCGAACGAAAACAGGGAAACAGGTTTTGTTTGTGAAGCACGAGAGGGAAGCACGGTGACGACAGGTGGAATGTATCAGGCAGGCGGTTTCTTGAATGTCACAACACAGTTCACAGACTTCAGTCTTGTTTGTGCGTCGTCTATAACAGGCGTGATGATGCTCTACGGTTGGAGGTCGTAATGCCTTTTGATATGCGTAGCGAGTACGGTTCATCGGGTTACAACGAGATGCTGATGTATGACGATTTGAACCGTTGGAGTTTGCACGGCTCTCCGCAATGGTTGAGAGAGGACTCGTTCACAGCAGTAACAACGCAAGAGTTTCAAGGCGTGTTCAATATGAACACCACGACAAACTATTCACATTTCAAGATTATTATTCAACGAATGAAAAGTAGTGGCACAGGTACTCTGCGACTGAAGTTTATGGCAGGCGCAACAGTCAGAGCGGAGGACTGTCGCTTCACTAGAGAACGCATCAGTTATGCAGGCGCGAGAACAACGACGCTCGGCATAGATGGGACAGGAACACTACATTTCAACTTGATGCAACTTGACACAACAAACGAGTCGTTTGGAGTCATAGATGTATTCAATCCGTATAAAGCGTTCAGATCACAAATCTCTGCGACCCTCACCGAAGGAGCAACAACACAAGGATCATTGCTTGTTAGCGGTAGAAACAATAACAATAACTTGAACGATGGGTTTGAACTGTCGGTCAGTTCAGGAACGATCACGGGTCGTGTCACGGTTTACGCTTGGCGAAACGGGAGCGCATAATGACGGCTCGTGCAAACTATTCGTTTCTAGACACACCGACGGTTGCGGATTGGAATACATACATTCTGAATGGCGGTTTGGTTTATCTTGCGAACTACGAGTTGGCTTCAGCGTCGCAACTAGACATCAACTTTGCTTTCAGTTATCCCGCAACGCAGTTCCGCAACTATCGCATCGTCATTTCAAATCTGCTTGCTACAACTGCGGGAGTGTTGTTGATCCGAATGATGGATGGCAACAGTATTTGGGCGAGCGGATCATATTTGACTGCGTACTCGTCAGCACGACGACAGACAACAAGTGCGAACCCGACAGTTGTTTCAACAGGAGTAATCACGGGAGGTTCGGCTTGGGTAAGCGTTACGATAGATACGGTCAATCCAACGAACCTCATCTTTGATATTGTGAACCCGAACTTTGCAAGCCGAACAACATTTCACGGCAGAGGAGGAAGTCTTGGAGATAACCTCAATACTTTCGCAGGACAACTTTCTGTCACAGATGTATTCAACGGGATCGCTTTGACGAGGTTCGGTGGAGGCAACATCTCTTGCAACGCTGAAGTCTATGGATACCGAACGGAAACTTGATGGCGCACACTAAAGCATTTATGAACGAGAAAGGCGAATGCGTCGTTGTGGAGATGACCGCAGAGGAGGAAGCGTTGTACGACGAAACAATGCAAGCGGTATCAGCGTCAATGATTATTACTGAACAACCGCAAGACGATGTGGAGTTGCCTGATAGTCCGTGAACCGTTTGCGATTAGTGATGTTTGTACCTGTTGCGATCCT